ACTCTTGATATATCTAACTGCCTCAAAATACTTTCTAGCAGATGTATGCATAACTAATTCTACAAGATCTGCCACCTTTTGACAGGAAAAGCAAAAGAATGTTCCATTACGCTTATCAACTTCTCCTGCTGGAGTTCTATTATTATTGTGAAACGGACAAAAAATTATATAGTCGGAATCAACTTCTGACTCAATTGTTATACCTGCGCCTGTGATGACTCTTTTAATTTGTTCGGCTGTATATAAATTGGTGTTGTTGCGTCTATCCCTGCTATACATTGACTCTGCTTTCTCCCTACGTATACTCCATGCATTGTTAATTCAAATTCAAATATTCTTTTATCTGGGTTATAGTCTAGCGTAAAATCTGGATCTATGTCAAACCTTGGCACATATCCCGAAATTCTCATCTCACTTACCAATAATCTATGGTATTCCCACCTAAGTCGTGCAATAGTAGACTCGTCATGGATAATTCCGTTCAAGTTGAACTTCTTTATAGGCTTGTGATGAAAGTTTTCCATGTGTCATATTATACCGACTTATCTTCAAAATCCTTGTATTTATACCAACCTTTATCAAAGTCAGCCTGCACTAAGAACTCTCCCATGAAACCATTACGGTTTTTACGGAATACGCACTCAATGATGTCTGAGTTAGTTCCACGGCCAAGTGCAAGCACCCAGTCAGCATCGTAGGCAATTTGTCTAGACCACGCAGTCTGACCAAGAGTTGGAACAGTGTCTAACTTGGTAACATCATCTGGTGTTGCAGATGAAATTGCAATGATAGGAACCTCTTCCGAAATAGCCATTAGTTTTAATTCACGTGAAAGGTTTTTCATACGTACTGTTTCATTATCAGACTTAGCATTTGGACTCATCAACTGTAGATAGTCAACAATAATAAAGTCTGGCTTGTACTGATCAATCTTTCCACGCAGGACGGAAGGAGTTACATCTCCACCAGAGTCATTAGAGATAATGTGAAACTCTGGACGACCCACAAGATTCTTAGCATGCCATTGTTTTAGCATATCCAACTCTACCTGACCACTAGAAAGTTTTCTGTGTGACCAAAGCCCTTCGCCCATAATAGTAAATACACGGTTACGAACTTCTGTCTCACTCATTTCTAGAGAGATAATTAGTGGGGACTTACCCTGTTTCCATGCCTGTACCGCAAAATAAAGCGATAGCCATGACTTACCAATACCTGGATAGGCTAGGAATACGCCAAGTTGTCCTGGCATAATGCCTGCAGGAAGATAGTTGTCAAATCCTGGAAGGCCTGTCTTAATGCCAGTAGATCCAAGTTCTGCTTGCTTTTTGACTTGTTCGTAGTAGGCAATAGCAGAATCTAAATCTGTAACATCAATGTCACGAATGGCAGAAGTATTCTTTTTAAGTTCTGAAGTTTTAGAAATCAATGTCTCTAGTGCTTCAATACCCTTTTCTGCTTGTACGTCTGATGCAGCAGTGCGAATAATATCTTTCAGACTTGTAGTTAAGTATTCTGCCTGCAACTCATCTAGGTGATGCTTGGTAGCACCAACATCTTTGACTAAAGAAAAATCTCTAAACTTTTCAACAACCAAAGATGCTGGTGGTACCGTGCCGTTGTTCTCAAAATATCTACGAATAAAATTCCAAATATCATTATGAGTTGTTAAAATATTATCTACATTAGCCTGTAGCAATACGTGGACCTGTTTGTCTTGTAGGACAGCAGAAATTAGTTTTGCCTCTGTATTATTCACTTAACCACTTCCTAGCCATCTCTCTACGTGCCACTCTTTCTTCCATGTCTTGCTTCAGTTGTTCTCTTTTATTAATTATATCATCGGCGTAATTAGCAAAGTATTTCCAAGTTGGATTGCTTGCAGCCTCAAAATAATACTCTAGCAGGTCATAGCATGCAGGCATTCCATAAGACTCTATTAATGCATCTGCAGCCCATTGCTCAACATTTAAATTTAGTAATGGCTTTTGCTCATACCGCTTAGTATGTAACTTGCTATAACGACTAAGCAAAGCCATTCGGTCTTTGCGTTCAGCCATTATGACTCGTTTAGTTCAGACTTTGCTTCTGCAATTTTCTCAGACAACTTGTCCTCCACAAACTTATATACACGCTCAAATGCGTCGTTTGTGTTCTCTCCATCTCGCTTAGCGTCAACAACGCCAAGATCCAAACGTAGAGACTGGAAGTTTCCAAGGTTCAAAGTGTATCCTAGTGTAACAGATACCTTGGTTTCATCATTATTCATTTCATACCCTTCTAGATTGATTCAGACCAAACAGGGACAAAGCGTCCATCTTCAGTTCTCACATATGTAAGTATACCATCACCCATTCTTCGTGTCAACTCTGCCTGAGTGGGAGTTATATCATTTGTTATTAATTTGTCTTTTCGTGGTCTACCAATATGGTAGGTTGCCAGTATATCACGAATCTCTCTAACTTGCGACTCTGAGTAATAACTTCTTACCTGCCATCCCCTAGCACCACCCTTTTGTGATCCCATAGGAAACGGAATAACGCCACGCTTCATCAACGATGGCATATATTTTTTGTGACGATTGACTAAGTCAGCAGTCTCTCCTACAGTATAAGCACGCTCACGCTTTTTCTTGAAGTCTGCTATTAGACAACTTTCTATTCTATCTTTTGTTATATTATAAACGGACATGATTCCGTTAGACCTATTGACATGATGCACACGTACAAGATCGCCATTAAGAAACCAAACCTTTTTGTTGCCAGGTATTACAGGGGCGATATTGTAGCCTTCGACCTCTGGATTTCCTTTTTTAGTAGCCATAGTCCCTCTTGTGAGTCTTGTGGTGGATGGAAAAATCTTCGTGATCCACAACACATACAGTATATCTCAAGATGAGCGGTAGAACTGTATTGTCTGTCTATAAACATGCGTTTGGCACATTTACGACATTGAAGCATTATTGTGGAATACCAATTATAACAAAGTTAACGGCTACTGACAAGTTACCAGTAGAGTTAAATGTTACAACATAGTCAACTTTCGATGTAGTAACTGATGTCAAAACAACAGATACATTCTTACCTGCGTTTGTTCCACCAAGGTTAATGGGAGATGCGGTAATCACTGGAGCATACTTAAAGTCTGTGCCAAACTCATAAGTTCTGCTAATCTGATCTCCATTGCTATATGTAGCGTTATTTGCTACTACAGCATACCCGCCAATAATTCTGGCCTCAGAAGCCTTTACGCTCTGTTTTCCAACGGTTTCAGTATCAATAGTCACATACTTGTTAATAGAGGGTGATACCTGCTCTGAGAGGTCGTTAAGAGCCTGAGCAAGTTCGCCTATAAAAGATACATCTAGTGGTTGACCACGTTCTGGAATTTGTATTTTTGCCATATTTTCCTCCTATATATTATACCATTAAGTCTATGACGTTGGTCACAAAAAGGGTAGAAGAGTCATATCTGGCCCTTGGAAATGATGGTGACTGAATTGCAAATTTAACTGATGAGGCATTTATTCGTTTTAAAGAAACAAAAGTGTTAGTGCCTACAGTGGCTACATATTCCCAGGCACCTTCGCTCCAACTTGCAAATACATCATACTGCGATATGCCCTCTACTGCCTCCCAAACTACAGTTATAATATTTTTATCTTCGCTGACTGTGGTTGAATGCTGAATGCTTTCAATTAGCAGTGGTGAAATTTTATATTGTGGAGACCAATGTGAGGTCCTGTTTTTATCTTCAGACACAAACCTATACCTAACTACGTATTTATTCTCTGGGCCAAATACTGCAGGCAGTTCTGCTTTAGGTATAATGACCTTCTTAATGCCTTGATCTGGAGACTGACTACCCGCCATTACAGCACATCCATAGCAAATCTAAACTCAACAAAGTTTGTTGTATTTGCAGCCTTAACAATTGTTTCTGCTGTCTGATTTTTTATTACAGTATACCCAGTTAAACCATACACTGGATTTTCAGACGCTATATTTTCAAATCTAATTGCATCTAAACCAACATAGAAGTCTGATGATGGCTGACCATTTTTAATAACAGTTGCATAAATCTTAATTACACTAATGCTGTTCCAGGTAAAACCAGTTTGGCTCTTGTGTAGTTCTTGTAGTTGCTGAGTTGCAATAACATAGCGATTAGTTGCAAAATCATAGTCATCTGCTGTTGCCACGAACTCAAATCTTGCCCACTCACCCTCTCCATAAACGTCAGTGGATGAAAACTCTAATAGGATGCGAACCTCATCTGGCACATATGCAGAACTAGGATCTTTGTTGATAACAGAAAATGCCAACTTAATTTCATCAATAGGCGAGTTTTTGCTAAAATCTAAAGATGTTCCAGTTAAATGAATGTGCTCAGACCCTGCTGCTGGAACTAAATGTGATCCGCTAATTTCTAAATCTGAAGTATCACCACGCAAAGCAACAATATTATTAAAGAATCTAGCACGCTCATATCTTGCTAATCTTCTTTCGTCAGTAAAAATACGATTATCTGAGTTAGTCTGGAAGACCTTATATGTTTGATCGATACTATTATCGTTTTGTTCACCATCTAGTGGCGCATAAATTACTGGAAGGGCTACCGCAGATGTTGCAGTATGGTATTCCCAGTTCTCATCGGTAGTAAATGCATATAGCGATCTACTGTCATATGCTCCTGCTGTTGGATTTGTACCGCTAGAAAATATACCAACCTCTGATATTTCATATCGTTCATCTGTGGGAAGTTCAGCAGTAAAAACAATCTTAGATGTACCAGCATCATTAACAAAACCACGAGATGTAATTGGAACACGGAACATCTCAAAATCTAACGCAGTCTTATTGGCAAAATTATATATAGCAAGTCCACTAGGGCTAAGGCTTGTTTCAGGAATATCAGTGCCAGAATAAACTATTGTAACTGTATCTGGGTCTGATCCTACGGAAATAACTGTGGCCTGTCCGTTCAGTCTAGTATCAACATCCCTGATGGATATGCTTTGCCCAACTCTAAAAGTGTGGTTTGGGATTGTTAAAACTGCCTGCCCAGACCCCGCTTGCTTTTTAGTAACAGCAAAACTTAAATCAGCGACTGGTCTTGGACCACAGCCAATTGCAATATAGGAGGCATATGATGGAGCCTGCCCAATCAAATATTTAGATAGGATTTCTTTACCAGTATTAGTTATCATTATTCACCTCGTATATTGTATCATTCTTGATGATCCCATTTGTCAAAATCTGTACCTCTACCTGCTCATCTCTGCCCATATTAATAACATTAATAACCAAATCCCCCGTATCTGGGTCAATATATACGATATCGCAATTTGGTCCAGTACCACAAACAGGCACCTTGCTAGAAAAATTAATTGGGAATTTATCAAAATAGGAGTAGTCAGCGTCTTGGAGTGCTAATATGTTTTGTGGGTTATATTTAAAGTTAATACTAGTTAAGTTTTTAATAGGCTGATATATAACATTTTGACCATTAACAATATCTGTGCGTGCTATATTAATCAGTTCTTGTCCACCTATATTTTCAAAGATTAAATCTGTCATCAACTCAACTGGGACTGTGTCCTCGTTGAAGATCATTATATCTTTTTTGGCTATTAAGATATCATTGGCTGTGGGGTTAGTGCTATTGGGCGTATTTGGTGTTGGGTCTGCCATTTTATACCTCGCTCACGTGAACAGTCATTCTTGGACCGCTCACATCCTTTGAATACTCAATATTGTATACTACAAAGTTTTTAGTCTCTGGAGCAATGACATCAAGCCCATCTGAGTCCTTATAGTCAATTTGAATTATGTCTCCAAGTTGAAGTGTTGGAGTAGCAAATATTTCTAGGCCCACTGCTTTTCTTGGCCTTATAACTTTTTTAATCATCCATGACATTAGATTATTGGCATCATCATGTGTCTGGATATATGGAGCATCAATGGAAAAATCTTTTTTGCCGTAGGTCATTCTGCTAACCTTAATATCTTCATACTCGTCTTTTGCTACCAACGGTGATGATGCAATAACTCCTGGAGATTTAAATTCTGGATTTGAGAAATCGCTATGCTTAGAATAGAACTTATCAACAGACAGTTCGTTGTTAGACTGCTGAGTGAATGTAATACCCTGAACACGTAAATAGTTTCCGCTAGTCTCGTCTAGGTTCAGTGCTGTATCTGTAGTATTAAATATTAAGAACTCTGCTCCATATGATCCCGCTCTAAAACCAGAAACTGCATAGCCCTTAATTTTGTTAAAGGTTGGAGATAGTTTTGCGTATAATGCTGGGTAGGCTTTATCATATCTAAACTTCAAATATGCAGCCTCTCTCATGATGGTGCCAAACTCTTCAAAATATATTTGATACTTTTTAGCATCATAAGAACTAATGCCAGATAAATATGTACCCTTAACCATTCCACTCATAGCATATTTTCTAAAAGACTCATTCGCATCTATACTGTCATCACCAAAGGCTGCAGACACTGGGGCATCCAAAGCGAACACGGTATTTTTACCATAGTTATTACCTAAAGCATATATATTTTCAAACATACATCTAGTAGATCCACGCACGAATAATGCCATATTGTTATAGACTGGAAGTGGCTGCTCGTCGTCTACCGTAGCAATAATCTTGTTATTAATGTATAGATAGAATCTACGGATACTTCCAATATCCTGATACTCAACTGCTAGGTCATAAACCGTTGTTATATCTTCGCCAACAATTCTTGACTGACCAGTAAACTTGCCATCATCAACAACAACGCTTCCAAGACCACCCCAAAGTTTAACGGGAACAGCATTTCCACCTTGGCTCATGACCTTGTAAAAAATAATATTGTCCAAATTATCTGCGTTGCCTGATGCATAAGAACTAATATTATTTTCAGTTAGGGCAACAAGTTCAAAGTAGTATCCAACGTTAGTTGCTGGGTTAAGCATTACTGCAATACCACCAGATCCACCGCTAATATTAATATTTTGATTTGGGTCAGAACCAGTAACAACATAGTATGTGTTTACTCCAATAGGAGTTTGACCACGAGTTTCACTATTCTCAATCTTACCAATAATACGCATACGTGTACCAAAATGCTTAAACTTATTATTAAGTTCTTTGTACTGATATGATATAAAGTCAACTGGCCTTTCCTGAACGGTAAAAGATGGACCATTCATTACTAGGGCTGATGATTGAATTGTGCCAGATTGAGTTGACTGTAGTTTGTTTACCCCAGTTTCTGTCAGGTACGATGATGATAAAAAGTTTTTAATAATGCTATTTCGTGTAGTACTTTGTGCACGAACGTTGTCAACTCCAGCAACGCTATTTGTCAAGCCAAGTGTAGACACAAGTTCGTTTGGTGTATAGTTTCTTGTCAAAGAAAATAGATACTTCGAGTCCATGCTACAGCCACGAACATATCTATTGTCAGACCAGTAGGACGACATGCCAGCAGAATGTGAGACTATGTCTGTGCCAAACTGAGCACGACCATGTTTTGCAACTGGACCATTCTTTAGTCTAGTAACATCATTGATTATTTCATAGTTTGGTTCTGCATAAATTCTAACCAAACCAGTTGGATACATTTTTCCGTTAAATGGTAACTTTGCAAAGTATGCCTGGTATTCCTGTACATCATTAATCCAAACATTACCAAACCCACTGATTGAATACTCTATAGCATCATATCTAATGATTTCACCATTTGCATAAAAATATCCGTTATATCTAGATAACCAGTAAACCCCTTCACCCAAGTCCATTGTGTTATTAGTTACAACATTATTAACAACTACTGGTGGGGTATCTGATAGATCAGAGTTTAGCGGGATAGCAGAAAGCATGTAGGAGGACTGTGTTCCAGAATCATCATTGATTGGTCTAATAGACTCTTCTCCAGATACCTCCCACAACAAAGCAGGCTTATAGATCCAAGATTTAGCCTCAACCTTATTGTCTATCATGCTTGCCTGTCTTAAACTTCCATAGGTACGCTGTATATGTCTAGTGGTATATATGATCTTTCCATCATTAAAGATGTTATTATCTTTATGTGATACCTGCAAAATATTTGCTAGTTTAGCATTTGTTGTTTTGTTTTTAATTGCCCCGTCAGTGATCATATCCGTAGAGCCACGCAATACCAGGTCAGTGGATCTTGTACCTGCATCTGGCAAAATATAGTCTTTGCTCATCATAACAAAATTGTTATACTCATCAAAGAACATTGCTGTTTGAGTTGAAATGGCAAGGTCGTTAAGAACCTGGGCAACGGTCTTGTCTGGTCCAATAAAGAAGAATGGGATAACTGGCTCTTTAGATGAGTCAATCCTCTTAAAGGTATAGTTAGTATATCCTATTGAATCCATAAGTAGTGATATTGCATAACTTAATGACACATTGGGAATTAAGATTTCAGGAGCAGTGAGAGATTCAAAGTGGAAAAACATGTCACGTAACTCCATGGTCACCCGTCTGTTTTCAGAATTGATCTGTGGAAACCCTTCAGAGTACATAGTTTTAATAGGTACAAAATAATCATACCCGTTCACATTCACAATTACCTCATAAAACTTAATTTGAATATTTCTAGTTAAATGATTATAAATAATGCTATTTGGATTGTTATCGGTAAATGCCAGATCATAATCAAACAACTCTATATTACCAACTGAAGCCAACAACTGACCAACTGGCAGCCCAGCATTACCAAGATCTGAGGCTATCTTAGCAATAGAATATGATAAAGTTTTATCTGATAAATCAACAGTAAGTCTTGGAGAAATCTCAATAAGGTCAAACCTGGAGTTTGCACGATTCATTGTTTCTGCAACGATACGTATTCCAGAAATGTATTCAAATTCACGATATGCAAACTGTCCATCAATTGGATTTAAAAATTTAATTGGAGAAGTTAGATCAGTAACAAAGTTAGTTAGTCTGTCTACAGTCTCTTCCTGAAGGTACCAACCATACTGAGGAACAAAGGTTTCATACTTATCAATATTCCAGATATAGTACATACCCAAATCAGATTCGTTTGCCTTAATCAAATAGGCATATCCGTTTACTGATTTTTCTGGTAATAAGGCTGTATTAGAATACTCCTCTGCCTTGATAAAGATGTCACGGAATCTGTCTGGAACAATTAGCCCATAAGCAATCTCTACATATCCATCACTTTTAATTACTGGGGTTCCGTCTCTTCTTGTTGATGAGTTATTAAAGGATATGGCATCTACCCAATTGTTATTTTGCAGGTACTGAATACGCCACTTGACAGGAGTAGTCTTATTTACATCCCCATATAGAGCGTCTGGAAAAGATCCAGAGGCTGTGTTGAATGGTCCTAGATCAATATCTCCAACGTTAGTTTGCATTTTAACTACAATTCTATTGGTTGGAATTTGATCTTTGTATACAACAAACGGTGCAGCATCATCTATATAGTGTTGACCATTAATTGGTCTGTTTGCAATACCTCGCTCAATACCAGACTCAACTCTAAAAGATGACCAGTACTTAAATGTATCATTTTTGTCTGCCATGTAGTAACGTGGTCTACGAAACATATTCATATTTGAGTGATGAATGTATGAGTTCTTTGGAAAATATACTGCCTTATTAATTCCAGATCTTGGTCTAAACCGCTTAAAGCAATCTTCTAGGGAATATAGTAGGCCAGTTTTTTCTTTTACACTCTTAAACTGAACAGGTATATTTTGTTCATCGTATCCGCCATCAATAACCACATCAGCATCTGTTGCACCAGTATAAAAATTACCAGCATCGTTTGGATCAAAGGTGTTGATTAGTGTTGAATAAATAGAATCAGTACCAGATAGTGGCCTATAACGATAGTTCCCTATTGCAAAAATATTTTTGGGAATATTCATATTCCACTCAGCAATTACTGCAGACTGAGTTCTAACTGTTGAAGATTCTTCTAGATGCTTTTTTAATTCATCAGATTGGAACAAAACTACACCTCTTCCAGTGTAACAGAAATATCCCAAAAGTCAAAGTTTGTTCCGCCACGCTTATTAATTGTATAAGAAAAATCAGATATAAACATTTCAATAAGTTGGTTGTATTGAGGTAGGTGTGAATATGCAACATCGTCCTTGCCAAATACAGAGTATTTGTCGTATGCTAAATAAACCCAGAATGGTCCCTTGTGGTTCTCATACCAGTCTAGTATTTCTACCCCTCCAGCACCGCCATCAGATGTATATTCTAGTGAATTATCGCCAGCATACGGAGAAATACCAGTGGTCTGATTAAATGCTGGGTTAACATAGTGTGATCTAGATGGTAGCATTTGCCAAGAGGTAGTTAGAGTTAACTTATCGGCAATATGGTATGAACGCATACGTCCATTGATCATACGCTCACGCTTTTCAATTCTTGTAGGCTTAAAGTCAATTGGCTGCCTATTATCATCAGACAAAATCAAAAATTGATTAAGCATTGACTCATCTGTCTCAGATCCTGGGTCAGAGTTGATTTCTAGGCCATTAGGAACATATACTCCATCTACAAGCGTACCAGAGTTATCGGCCCACAGCATTGCTTGTGGTCTCTGATATTTACGTCTACCCGTAATGTATGTCGCTGTAGCCATTATAATCCTCTCAACCTCTTTGAATCTACCTGCTTAATTTGTGCGATAACAGTTCTTGCGATGTCATCTGCGTTAGCATCAGACTTAACGTTAACGCTAATGTCATAATTATACACTGATTCGCCAGCGTATGAGCCATTATTAATAGCCCTCAATCGATCAACACCAAAATTGTCTACCGCATATTTCTTAATTACAAACTCTCCTGGAGTAAGCATTGCTGGCACAGTGTCTGTTCCAATTGCAAAGCCACCCTTCTTAAAGTATTTTGGAACCATACCACCAGATGATAAGGCAAACATTCCCTTAAGCATGCCACCAATTCGTGGAGCAAGGTTTTTCGCCATTTGATCTGAGTAGTACATCTCAGCCTGACCAATATCCCCATTAAAGTTTTTATCTAATTGTTCCTGTGTAAGGCTAGATACTACACGCTCAACCTCTTCTGCTGCAGCAGTAGTCTTAGACTGGTTGGTAATCTTAGACATGTCTAGTTGTGGTGGAGTAGTATTCTTTGTATCTGTTTGATCCTTAATGTCGTTACCGCCACCGCCACCAGAACCAGCCTTAACATATCTTTCTACAATATTTAGGAATATAGTCTTATCTTTAAAGTTATTCCATTCTGTCCACAATGCTTTAGCAGCAGTTAAAGCATTATTAATTGCTGTTGTATATGCATCGCCAGATGTCTTTGCAAGATCTGTAGCAGTCTTAATATTATTCCACTCTGCCTTTGTCAATCCAGCAACCTCAAGGTTCGCCTTTTCTTGCTCAATTGTCTTCAATAATGCGTCTAACTGATCTTGCTTAGCCTTTAGATTATCTTTTTCTTCTTTATTTATGTCTGCCTTAAGAAGTCTAATCTTTTCTTCAATTTGTGCACGAGTTAATCCAGCAGCATTTGTCAGGCTTGCAATTGCAAGTTCTTTTGCAGATTCTAGACCCTTTGTTAGTCTTTCTTGCGCTGCCTGAGCATTTTGCTGTCTCATTTCTTGTGCAGCCATTGCAGCAGCAGCAATATCTCCGCTAGTAAGTGCGCCAGCAATTGTTAACTGTTGTTTTTGCTGACGCAAAATTTCTTCGTTGATATTCTTTACATTATCTAATGCAGTAAGTCGTGCATCATAGGCTTTGGTAATATCTTTTTCTTTAAGTTCAATCTGCTCTAAATCAGTATTGTATGTAGCAATCTGATCGTTAAGCCCAGCAATCTTTTTGTTTGATGCGTCAATATCATCCTTAAACTTTTGAACTTGATCAGCATACTTAGCATCAACACCAGCCTCCAGAGCAGCAAATCTTTCCATTGCTTTTCCATAGCCTTCTTCAAATAACTGTGTCTGACCTTCTTTTGTTCCCATTAATTCTTTAAATGAAAGGCCAGCAGAATCTGTCTTAATCTTATTCAATAACTCAGCAATTTGCTTAAGTTTGCTTGGGTCAATGCTTCCTGTTGCTACTGCAGCAGCAAGAGATTCATCCTTGACCATCTCAATAGCAATTGCTGCATCAATACCAGTCTTCTTTAGTATGTCATAAGCCTTTCCTTCATTTTGAACCTGACGCAATACCTTTTCGTTGTCGGACTGGAACTGACCAATATTAATTGAGGCAAATGCAGCATTAATATTCTTGGCATCTTGTTGAAGAGCAACGATATTTCCTGCATTGTCAAACTTAAATAGTTTCTTTTTCTTTGCTTCAAATTCGGCAGGATCCATACCAGTAATAAATGATATAAAGTCTTCTGATACTAATGACCCCTTCATCTTACGCAAATCTTGCTCAATACCGCTGAATGGCGTTGCAATGGTTTTACCCTTACCAAACATGGAGTTAATAGCCTTTTGAGAAGCCTCAAAGCCAGTGGTAGCCTTAAGAGTGTTCTTTTGTACATCTCTTAGTTTCTTTACTAAGTCATCTAGCGGAGAGGCTTTTGGCTCAGTACCGCCTCCACCGCCCCCTTTAGGAGGAGTTTCTCCATTAACATCCAAGCCCATTTGTTTTATCCACCAGGCTGCTGCCTTTGCTTGAGTCTCTGGGTTATTCTGATAAGCAGTGAATGATCTTGAGCCGATAGAACCTTTACCAAACTTATTTCTAGTAATTCCCATTGCTGCCATGTATTGCTGAACATAGTTTGTATTTTGTGCAGCAACAAAGTCTAAGATTAACTTATGCTTAACTGTTTTAGACTTTCCAAACATGTAATCCCAGTTATCCACAACCTGCTTCATAAGTGCTTGCTGATCTGCAGTACCTGTTTGCATTAGTTTCATTGCCATATCTTTTGTTAGTGGGTCTGGCAAATCTTTAATTGCATTAATAGCGACTGCTGCTTCTTCAATTTCTTTTGTGCCAGTTGACTTAAGATCAACAGTTACTCCGTATTTACCCTGCATGTTAGTGATAGTTTGAAGTGCTTTAAAGTTGGTTGCAAAATTCTTTGGATCTTTATTAAAGAAATCCATATAAATTGGGATTGAGGCGGTCTCAACAGAAGAAGATAATAACTGAAGAACTGTTGCAGCATCTGCATCAGAGCCAGTAGTTTGTACTAGAAGGTTATACTTTTGCTCTACAGTAGGGTCATTTTTGTACATATCAATCAAAGATGTTACAGTTCTAGGATCTAGGTTACCAGAAGCAAGTTCAAACTGTAATACTGATTTAAACTTAGTATTGCTCATTTCTGACAAGGTGGTCTTTGCGCTTTCTGCAATTGCTTTAAGCGGACTATCCTTATACAAAGTATCAATCTGGCTTTGGATTGCAGTATCCATAGCACCAGCATCCATTGTTTGAGACTGCTTGATTAAGTAGTCAAGTTGTTCTTTGGCTCTCTTGTTGGCATCTGCAACTGTGGCAACACGAAGTCTCTCTAACTCGTTAATATCTTTTTGTGTCTTGGCTTGTGCCTTTAGTATTTCAAATCTCTTATTAATAGAATCAACAATGCCTTGGTTTTGTGCAACTTGATTTATACCATCTTGAACTGCTGCCGCATTTAGTTTATTATTCTTCTGAGAAATTTCATTTGCTTCAATTAGATTTTTAGCAATAACAACTGCTGAGGCAGCAATCGCAGCCCATCCAGCAGGATTCCAGAAGTTTGCTCCACCAAAGGCTAAGCCTGCTGCTGCAATTCCTCCTAGGGCAGCAGCCCCACCTGCTGTAGCATAGTCTAGGGTATTAGATCTTTGTCCTTGTTGCGCTGCGGAGAAAGATTGTTGAGTTTGCTTCATTGACTGCTCTTGCATCATTTGAGCAACTACACCAATACGCAATGGATTATTTTTAAGGTCTTCTCCATTAAATCCGAATAGCGAAGTTAACTTACCGCTAACCATCATAGAGATTTCGTAACTACCAAGTTCTTCACCAAGTGCTGCAGCAATACCTCTTGCTTGCTCTGGAGTGACTACTCCCTGCATAATTGCATATGAAAGGCTAGATGATAACTGCTCTGCAATCTGAGAACCATTCTTACCATTACCCTGCATAACAGAAATATCATTTAGTAGAGATTTGCCCCAATCACTAGCAAGAATATCCTGACCATATTTTCTAGATGCCTCAGAAGTATCGCCAGCAAGAATGTCTGCCCTTCTTCTGTTTGCCTCTTCAGATGCACTAACTGTTCCTGCCATCTCAGATAGTTTTTGCAACTTATCTGATGTCATTGACATTGAGTTGGCTAGATCTCTTCCCTCTTTTCTAGCGTTCTCAATATCTTTATTAAATTTAAGGATTGTTAATCCCACTGCTGCTACCGCTGCTGCACCTGCAACCCATGGATTCATTAATAGTGGTAATGCTGTTGCTACCCCCTGAATTGCAAACATAAATGGTAGTGCTGCATTTGCAATCTCGCCAATCTTACCTCCAGCAAATGATGCTGCAAGAGTTAACCCAGAAACTGCACCTGCACCTACAGCAAGTTTTCCAGAATAAGCACGCATTCTTTCTTTAGTAGAAAGTTGCTCTCTATTAATATCATCAACAGTATCCATGCTCTTTAGGCGTAGAGCATTTTCTTTTTCTAGTTGACGTGCCTTTTTCTCTTCAAGTTTACGAATTTTTTCTGCACGCTCTTCCATCTTACGACGTGCACGCATTTCTGGAGTAACTTCTCCAGTTGTACCATATGTGACAACTTTATTTTGTATTGGGTTAGTTGGATCATATCCGATTGCTCTTCCAGGAATTCGTCCACGGTTCATTGTGGTAATCGCATTTGGACCACCCATAGCACGTGCTGTACGGACTCCTGCCTTTGTTAAAACACCCTCGTCTTTACCCATCAAGGCTAACTGTGTATCTTTAGCATTTCCACCACGACGGACAGCAGCAAGATTGCTTCTTTCCATAGTGCTTAGGTCTACAACAACACGTTTTCCAGATGTTCCCTTTTTCTTAAAGGTATCAATGTATTCTGCAACAATGCCACCAAGGACACCAGCATTTCTTGTTCCAGAAAGCATGCCTGGATTCTTAGCAAACACAGTTGTTTCAAAGTCTGCAATAGCACGCAACATCTTAAATTCAGATGAAGTTGTTGGGTGACCAGACTTGATTGTTGCAAATGACTTCTTAAGATATGCAATACGACCTTTATCTAGACCTAGGCTCTTTGCAAGAACTGGATCTTTTTCAACACTCATCAGTGCCTTTTCTAATTTAGATTGACCCTTTGGAATACGATACTGAATGTACTTATTGATAAGTCCTGTGTCAGGAGTGACCTTACCTTCTGTCCACTTCTTCTTTGCATCGCCAGACTCTAGGTGTGAAATGTCTAATTTAGCATAGTTATTCAAAGTTTGGCTATCAGCAATGCCAGCCTTGGCTAATCTTTCTTTAATCCAAGATTGCTCTTTCTGTAATGCCTTTGACTGATTATCATCAAGTTGTGCAAGGATCTTTTTCTTTAGTCCTCCCGCTGCACCTGTAGGTGGCTTTGTAGGCATTCTAGTTAAGAATCTAGAAGGTGTAAAACCTGTATTGCTATACTGTCCGTTACTTGTGCGGGTACCAGCAATATATCCAAAGTGTTGGTCAAACGTGGTGGTAGGCATTAGGCTCCATCCAGAACCTGCACGACCTATGACTGCAAAACTTCCATCCTTGTACGCAACCTTAGAAGGATCCATAAGGATTCCCTTAACCTTGTCACGTTGACGCATGTATGATGACTTAAGAGTCTGCATTCTCTTTTGAGCATCTGGAGATGCTTTAGCGTACTCTTCATCAAACATTGATCTTGTTCCTGGAGGATTACCAAAATAGTAATCATCAATTGCTTTAAATCTTTCCTGAACAATGCTGTCTGGTACCTTGCTATATCCAGCAGGAAGTGATTTAACATTTACACGATCTTCAACGCCAGCATTAACAGTACCTTGATTGTAACCACGTACCTTTTGTCCACTTACTAATGCAGCAATGATTGGTTTGTTTGCAGGGTCTTGTGCTGTACCTGCTGGGATAACGGCTTCTCCTGGAGTAAGCATTGAGGCAACTGTATCTCTATTGCCAGTTCCTGGAACTCTTGTTGTTCCAGAACTAAACTTCTTTGATGGCTTATATCCTGGAAGCATGGACTGCGGGTTGGACATTGCAAAATCTCTTTGAGCCTGTGTTGCAGTTCTTAAAGCAGTTATAAGTCTTTGAAGTGCAGTTGCTTCTCCAGAATAAATCTGTGTTAGTGTTGTGTGTACCTGCTCAAGCGAGGCTGCTGCTGCAGCATTTTTAATTTGCTCACTTGTCATGTAAGATGTTTCTAGACCAAGAGTCTTTGACTGACCCGTTAGCCTTAAATATCCATTACGTAATGATGCAAATAGTTTCAGAACGTTAGCAATACCGTTTGCAAGCAAACCAAATGTCATAAGAAGAACTGGTCCGACTGCACCTACTGCTGCTGTAATAATAGCAATCATCTTCTTGGTACCATCACTAAGTCCATTAAACTTTTCTAGAATACTAGATACAAATTTAATGACTGGCAGTGCTGCTTCTAGGAATGCCATACCAAGTGGCATAAGTTCTTTCTTAAGATTTTCAATTGCAGCAGCAAACTTAACATTAATGGAATCAGATACAGTACCTAATTCTCGCTCAGATAGGATTGCTAGTTGCTGTGTTGATCTTCCTGCAAGTTCCATAACACGGCTTGCCTGGTTTCCTTCTTGAATAACGTTTTGGAATAAAGTGGACAAACGTGCAAACTGGAACTTACCAAACAATTGCTCAATTGCACGAGCACGGTTTAGTGGATCTAGTGTATCTAATGCTCTTGCAAACTCTTCCACTGTTGCTCTTAGGTTACCTTTGTTACCCTCAACAATTCCCTGAATGTTAATTCCCATTCCCGCCAAAAATTCAGATGCTTTTTTAGTTGGGTTAATCAAGGAGGCTAGACCAGATTTTAGAGCGTTAGCACCTTCAGATGCATTAATTCCACCTTCCTTCATGGCTGTTAGGAAGAAGGCTAGATCTTTTACATCTCCACCAAGCGATTTAACAACTGGTCCTGCTTTTGGAATAGCAATTGTCAAGTCTTCGATTGATGTTACAGTTTGGTTTTCTACTGCGTTCAAGAAGTTAATAGAGTCTGTAAGGTTTTGTGCAGATAGACCAAAAGCGTTTTGAAGTGAAATAGTAGTTTGCAGTGCCTGCTGTTGATCTACCTGACCAAGCACAGCAAGTTTATTTGCGTTTGCAGTCTGAGCCATAAGGTCTGCACCCATATAACCAGCCTGTGCTGCTTCTGCTGCTAATGACATTGTGTCTTTAACTGCTACACCATATTTTGTAAATTCTTTTCCTAATGCCTGGATATCAGCAAGTGCTTGATCTGTTTGGGCAGTAGACGTAAACATGTCTCCATAAACACGCTTAAACTTAACGACTTCCTTTTCCATGTCCATGAAAGTACGTGCTGCAAGGCTACCAAGCATAGTTAGAGGGATAGTAAAACCAACCATCAACTGACGACCAGCCCACTGAGTGTTCTTACCAAAGTTTAGAAGATTTGTTGATCCCTGCTTTAATAGTTGGTTAAATAACTGCTGCTTCTGAGCAGCCATCATAGTCTTGGTTGCGTAGTCTTCCATGTCCAAGACCAAAGGCCTAATGGCAATTGCCTTCATTGCGCCGTTTGCATCACGGCCCATCTTTACATATCTAGTCTGAAGGTCTTTGACACGTTCTCTGGCAACCTTAGAAATGGTATCAAACTCAGTAGTAAAAGTCTTACCAAAAGTCTTGGTAGAGGCTACGCCATACCTAAAGTATTCTTTAAGAGTTAGTTTATTGGTTTCAAGTGCCTGTGTAAATGATTCTGTAGATGTGGAAATGTTTCGCATTTCTGCAGAAAACTTTCCTGTTGCAGAAACATTTCTCATCAAATCAATTGCAATATCACGCTGCTTCATTAGAGCAGCAGTATTAGATTTGACTATAGCGGAATTAAATGCACTAAATTCTCGCTGTAAAAGTTTAAGTTGTGCAAGGGCAGCAGACGTATCTATGTTTACGCCTATATTTGCATTTACATCTGCCACCCTTTGCTACACCTCATTATTTATAGATTTTATTTACCAACTGCTGCAAGAATTGAAGTAGGATCTGCAAGGTTAATACCTGATGCTACCTCAATAATCTTGTAAACTGTTGGAAGGTCAATGACCTCTTCAAGGGCCTTTCGGTCCTTTGAAAGTTCTGGGTTGTACTGCTCTAGAGCAATCTGTACACAATCAAGCAGGATATCCATTGACTTTTCGTTGTCATCCTGGGCATCCTGAATATCATTAAACTTTTTCATGAATGGCTTGAGAAGAGAAATCTTCAATGGCCGTGTTTCAAGTTTGGTTCCGTCCATCAATGTGATTATCGATGCTTCATGAACGGTAGTTGTCATTTATTTCCTCCTAATTAGGTTATGTTAATTATACCACAAACGAGCCTATTTTTTGGTTAAATCTTCGTATTGTAAACCAAGACCTATACCAAATCCAGCCTTCTGTGCATTAGTTCCTTGGAATGATAGTATATCATTTGGATCTGCCGTTTTACCCTTGCTAAATACACGAGACTTCATTTCTTCCCATGCATCTTGTTTTCCTGTTTGTTTATCTAAATCTACACCCTGAATTGCTGCCAAAAATTTCTTTTCGTTATAATCTACTTCTCGTTTTGCCTCTAATGTTTTTAATAACTCTGGCATAGATAATGATGTTTCTAGGTCTTCGTAGTCTTTCCAAATACCCAGCAAAAATACCTCAGACTCAAGTTTGGCTAGGTCTAGGTCTTCCCAACTAGAACCACTTTCAGATGCCTGCTTCTTGACTGGCTCTTCAGATTTTTGATTTATTTTAATTCCTGCAGCAATATCAATAATCTTATAAATTGTTGGCAAATCAACGCTGTCTTCTAGTTCTTCAATGGTAGTTATTGATGGATGGTATTGTTGCATTGATATTAGTGCACACTGGGCTAATTCTGATATGGCTTCTTGATCCCCGTTGGCTTTTTTAACATTTTCAAAATATGACAAAAACTGTCTTAGAAATTTAATTTTAAGTGGGGTAAGGTAAATTACCGTACCATCAATAAGGGTAATGTAGTCTGAATCATAAACGTGTGTTGCCATATACTTCTATTGTACCAAAAAGAAAGGCCCACTGTTTCCAGTGAGCCAGTCTTAATATTTAGTTGTATTATTATGCTGGGATTGTGCGGTCAACGATCTTACCATATGATGCTGTGTCATTTGGAAGCAGACGGAAGGAAACCTCGAACATGGTTGCCTCATCACGCTTTGCAGATACTGTAACGTTCTCAATTGAGAGAGCACGGTATGCTACGTAGACACGCTCGATCTGATCAGATGCAGCGCAATCACCAGTTCCTGGACCAACTGCTACCAAACCACGCTCTACAGGACATTCTCCGATGTCACCTGCAGAAAGGTTAAGTGTTGGGTTACCAGAAACGGTAGTTAGATCGCCATCTTGTCCAGCAACTGCGAACAAAAGGTTCTCTAGTGTTGATTCAGCAAATGTAGTATTTAGGTTAACCTGCATGCCTTGCTTAAACAACTTAGCAACGTCAAGAACCTGGTCTACTCTAACTTCACCGAAATCAGGCTGGAACTGGAGTTCCAAACCATTGCTGGTATAACCAACGTTACGGAAGTCTGCATCGTTTGAAAGTGTTTCCTTAAACGATACGTTGTCCGCGTATGCTGGTAAATCAGCGTCAGTAAGTGGACCACCCTCATATGTAAAGAGAGCAGCAGCACCAACAATAATGTTGGCATTTGAACCACGTGTATATGCCATATTTTCACCTCTTTTTTTCTATAGAAATTAAAAGGCAGTGTTTCCTCATTGATAAGTATACAGCCTTTTTTTAATTACTTAATTTGTGTCCCGTTATATGAGACATTACTTAGACTATCATTTTCATATCTTGGTCGTGCGGGATCAAAATCCTGCTGTACTGGGACTCCCTTTGGATATCCTGGGGAATGGTAGCAGTAGTCAACGATAATCTTGTTACCCGCAAAGGTTCTGGCGGTACCAAAATCTACCACGTCCCTAGTCTCTTCTAATTGATATATCTTGATATCGTGGAAAAATACTGGGAGAAATTCTTTGACCGCATTTCCGTTGATCTTTCTATATACCCCATCCGTTAGTTTAGACTGAATCCAGGTGTTGATTTCCTGCGCTGATTCATCCCCTCTATCTAGCAAATCCTGTGTGAGTTGTGTAGTCTCAATAAGTAGTTCTGGATCATTGGCAGTTTTATAAAAATAGTACATAAGTTGTTCATCTTTAATATGCGGAAACGCTTTACGACGCATTCTGAACATACGATCATAGACAGCAAACATCCCTTCGCTATCTGGGAAAGTCTCTGTTAACTGCTCAATGGTTGATGGGCTTGTTGGAAAAAATGGGAATGACACATCAAATCTGGTAGATACCTTTTCTGCCAAATAATCATTAATAAAGATTGGTGGATATACAATTGCCATTACGATTCAACTCCTGCCTTCGATATCCAATTATACCCTGCTGTTAAGCCTTTTGATCTGCCTACTGCTCCAGCCTTGATTGAGTCTTTAAATACTTGTGGGTTTTCTAGATATTCTTGAATACCGCTGGACTTCATAAACGCCTGTGTAAAATATACATTAAAAAATGAATTAAAAACATTTTCAAACTGACCCTTGGTATTACCACCAGGATTGTTAACAGTTACTGGACCCTTAGTGAATACTTGCTCTCCACTATCCTCAAAGGCTAGGACTTTTGCTTTTCGTGGTCTGATCGTGACAGCAATACCGTCTTCCATTATTCTTGCTTTGTCATAGAATGGAGTTCTGGATCCATCTTTAATTGTTCTTGATTGTCTAAAGTTAGAATTAAAAGATAGTCCATTACCAGTAATCGTATAGTTTACATCAAATAACCTGGAGTCTGGGCTTCCCGCTTTGTCCCACTCATAAACGTGATGAAGTAGTGATGGGTTGACCCTTGCACTAGCATCTACATATTGCTTTAGCATTTCTATTGTTTTTAATCCAAAATTTTGTAGAAACTTTGCTCTACCCTTATTAACGCCATCTATAAAACCAATAGAATAATCTATAACATTGTTTATCTGTTTATTAAATAATGCCGTATCAAATTGTGCAGTTATCATATATCAGACCCCTGGTTTTCGGACCTGCGAATAATTAGTTTGTAATATTCTACATTTCCAAAAGGGCCAGTAAAGGGTTCTAGAGTTGCAATTTCAAAAATTGTTGACTTTCCAGCACGTGGCCCAGATGTTTCTATATAAATTTCATTACAGTTTTTATCTTTGATATTAGTGATAATAACATTGTTGATTGAGTTTGGGTCATCCTTACTAGAAAAACGAATGTCTGTTTTTACACGACCAATTAAAAGTTTTTGTTGAGTAATGTTAACATTTGGAGTAACTTCTTCTTTAAATGCTGTTCCTGCAGGATTAAAAGAACATGCAATTGTTCTATCTAAAACCCAAGTTTTCTTAACATTTCCATACGCACCCTGCTCAACAAGCGGATGATAGACATCTGCCAACATTGGGAATGCGAAGTCTGGTTCCTCGCATATCATTACAACACTCCTGGCTTAGTTATTAACTTAACGTACTTATCAAGAATCTTGTCAACAACCATGTTTCCAGTTCCACCCATAACAGATTTATCAAACTGGATTTTAAACTGATCTGTATTATAAGAAGTAACATATCTCTTATAATAATCCAACTTGCCACATTTAATATCATCAATAAGCATTCTTGTTCCAACGACTACATCGGCTGGGAGTGCACGATATCCGACATCAAGGACTATGGTATAGTCAAATCCTTGTGGGAAATCTCCCGTTCTAAAACCAATATACCCTAAGTCTCCCTGAGATGTCATAACTCTGTTTGGGCTTTGTTCGAGTCGATCTCTCATTAGATCTGCTTCTGCATTTTCAATTCTATAAATAGCGGAGTTATCTAATAATAGTGCATATGTGTAATCATACATGTTTGGATTCTCATAATCATATACAAGGACATTGTTTTCGTATACTTTTAATACTCTATTTGCATCGTGCCATATTGGAAAATAATCTGTACCCTGGCCTACTCCGTTAATAACCATTTTGTGGTTATAAAATCCATCTCCAACATATGTATCAATAATGGATCTTGCAACTAATTCTAATGTTTTATATTCTGCAATCTCAGATGCAGTTGTACCTAATTCGGATGGGTCTACGTATGGCCTTAAAATTGATAGATTATCTTCAAAAAGAATATGCTCAAACTCAGCATCATAAAATCTAATAAGGAAGTCTCTATCAAACTGTACCTTTGTTAGTGGGATCTCATAAATAACTTTACCGTTGCTATCAGATGTGATCAAACTTTGTTCTACTGAGTGATCCACCAAATCCTCAATATAGACAATGTATTCGTAATTAGGAATAGGCAATGTCCATGATGCTGATAGAGGATAAGGTGGAACTCTCAGTACTTCCATTTACTTGCCAAACTCCTTAGCAACTTCTTCTGGAGTAGCAAGACGTGTGTGGCTACGACTTAACCACTTATCTGCAGCATCTTTATCTACAATGTTATAGCCAATATAGACCTTGCCAACACCATTCCAAGTTACGTTACGTGTTGAATAGATGGCAACGGTATCTGTTTTCTTTGGCTTAGCAGCAGCCTTCTTAGGCTTTGCTGGGGCTGCAGGGGCTTTGGACACACCAATAACTCCATCTGCAACGCTACCCAATGCTTGCTTTGTATTTTCAGATGACTTTCCAAAATCTGATGTGGAAATTGCTGTAGTTTCTTTAGGTGCCTCTTCTGGCTTTACCTCGTCAAGTAGATCTGCTGCAAGTTCTGCAGCCTTTTCAGCAACTGCTTCTGCAATTGCCTCCTTAACAATGTCTTCAGCAACATTGTCCACAATTTCGGAAACTGCGTCTGGCATTACTTCGTTCTTAATTTCTTCAGACATATATACCTCCTCCTGGATATTATAACAGATTATACGTCAATAAAGGTTAAGAGGGGGAGGAGATTTAGCCCCTACCCCCTCTCAAAAGGTTTGCTGGTTACAGATTATGCATCTGCTGCAGCGTCTGCCCACGCAATAGCGTCTTCTTCTTCCCACTGAATACCAAAGCGGACGAATACTGTGTATTCAATTGTGTCCTTCTTTGCCTTGTATTCACGGTTGACGACGATATCACGCTGGAAGC